CTGATCTTGTAACTTTCTTAACAAGTTTACCTAGACCATACATCTGTCTTGCTGATTCAAGGTCCATGATTCCACCTTCGTAAGGCATGCCGCCTTCCATAAGACCAATACGACCGCCTGTTGCAAATCCAGTTCCTTTTATATCTCTTATAACTTCTTGTGTATTTATATTAGGATTGTTTTGTAGTTCGCCTATTTGCGTATCAGTATATCCTGTATTTTTTAATGTGCTATAATCAATTAAATTAAGACCAAATTTACCTTCAGTAGGAATTGTTGTAGCATCTGCTACTGTTATATTTTTATCTTCCGGATCAATAAATCCTAAATTTATTAAATCTTTATTAAATCTTGTAAAGTCAGTATTGGGTATGGGTATATTTTTTTTTGAAAGTATGTTTGTAACACCACCACCAACATCTCCAGTTGGTCCACCTCCTGTAGCTGGTCCATCACCTCTATCACTAGTTCCAGCAGCGCTTGTATCTCTACCTGCATCTCTACCTGCTGCTGCATCAGATGCTGCTGCAGCTCCACCTCTAAATCCTATTCGTCCACCATTAGCTCTAAATGCTAATCTTAAACCTTCGTCCTCTTTATCTTCTTTATCTTCTTCATCCTCTAGTGATGCTAAATATTCTGCTTCACTATTAAAGCCTAGTTGTGCCCATAAAGGTGTGTCACCTATAAAATCATTACTATCACGATTAGCTTCAAGTGCTCTTGGAGTTAAATTTCTTATTAAACCTTGTGCAAATTCGTTTCCTTTTTTAACTTTAAAAAGATTTAAACCTATTCCTAAAAAAGAAGGGAGTGATGATAAACCTGTTTTATCTCCAAATCCAATTAATTCGTTTCTTCTTGCTAACTCTGATTGTGCAGAGGCTTTAACAGCAGCTTTTTCTTCTGGAGTAAAACCAAACTGTGCTGATGGATCTCGGCCACCACCTCTTTCAACAGATCCTTCTTCAGCTCGTCCTCCGACTCCACCTATTCGATATAATTGTCTTGCTTGTTGTGCGTTTGTTATGGCCATTTGTCTATTCTATTTTGTTTTTCCAAATAAATCAAGGCTAGGCATAATAACATTTACGTCTTGAGCCATATCCTCTTGCTTATAACCTTTAGCTTCCCAGTCTTTTCTTTCTTTAAAAAGCTCTCCAGTTTCCTTGTGTCTATAAGTTGTTTCTACTTTTGCTGTCTTTAATTCCATTATGACACTACCTCTCTTGGCTGTATTTCTAATATTGAAGCTATGACGTGCAGCTCGTTCGCGTCAACAGCTTGTACTTTTAATACTTCACTCTCTTCCATTACAAGAGGTTGAGTTAAAAGTTCTGTTGTTGCTTTAGATGCTATGGCTTTATCTTTAAATAAATTAAATATATTACCACTAGAGTCTACTAAAGTTATCGTTATTGTGGTCCCTGATCCTGCGTCCTCAGATACTAACAATGATTTTACAACAGATGTTTTAAAACTTGGCACAGTATATAGTGTGGTCAAATCTGATGTAGTTAAATCTACTTTTTTATTAATAAAACTATTAGCCATTAATTTAGAAAGAAGTTTTCAGCTTCTACCTCATCTTTTAATTCTTGTTGATACGTTGTATTTAATTTTTGTATTACACCATCAAGGTCTCTAACTTGTGCCTCCGCTGTAGGCAAGTCATACTCTCGTGCAGGTCTTGTTAATACTTGTACTATCTTTGCCATTATCTACGTCCATCCGGTTGTATGTCTAATCTAAAAGCTCCTAATTTCCAACTTTGACTAGCTCCTGTATTTTCTACTTTTAATGATACTGCTCTTGCTCTAGCACGAGTATCTATTTTTTTAGTACCCGAGGTTATATCAAATGGTCCAAGAGATGAGCTAACTGATGTGTCGTTTGGAAAATCTCTTAAACCTAATGTAATTCTAGTAGTTCCTGTTTGAGATATAAAGTCAGGTATAAATCTTCTGATCTTCATTAAAAACTCTCCATCTCCTCTGAATGTTGCAACTCCTGTAGCTTGACCTGTGCCAGATGCTCTTTGTTGTGTAATATCATAATCTCCAGATAATATATTTGCAGTTATTGCAGTAATAGTTCCGTTTCTATTTTGATCAGTTCCTGTTTCGTGTTCATAGTAACTTGTTCTGCCCTCTGTATTTCCTATTACATCAAAAGATGTATCTGTAGATGCATCATATTCTGTTGCGTGTGGAGTTCCAAATACTGCTGAGTCTTTCCACATTGTTCTAGCTAATGTCCCAACTGTCCACACAGGTCTTTGTGGTGATGAATCAAAATAATTATAAGCAACCATCTTGTTAACAACTTGTGAATTAGCTGATGGATAAAACCATATGACTTCACCAAACAAATTATTTAATCCTGCAGATATCATTTGATTACCAGAGTCTACATTTATATCATTGTAAACATGATCTTCTACCAAACATGGTAATGACTCTAGTTTACCAGCATATCTAAAAAAACCATTTTCTGACATCCAATATGCAGCTCCATCAACCTCTACGCATGCGTTTTGTCCTGTTAGTCCGCAGTTATTTCCAACTTGCGCAAAAGCAAAGGTTAAAGGTTGGCCAACAAAACGTTGTGTGAATAACGCTGTGTCAGTCCAAACAAGAATAGAATCTCTACCACGAATTGCTCCTCTAATCTGTGATCCATCAGCCAGTCTCTGTGTACCAGCTGTATTGGTTGATGTAGGTGTATATGTGTTTATATCTTCTTGGTCTGAAAATCTAATAAACATATCATCTTGTGTTGTTTTGTTTCCAATTGTTGTTTCTGTTCCAAAAAATACTAAGTGACGATCCGGCGTTGATACAACCATATGTCTTGATGCAGTTGGTGCTCCCGTTATAATTGTGCATCTTGTGTCTGTTGCGTTAGATAGAGAAGAGTCCCATTCAAATACTTCACCATCATGAATTAAAGAAATTGCCTTATCACCAAAATTATCTAGTGACCACATACCAGGTTCTAATACTAAGTCACCTGATGCAGCTTCACCCCATGCAACATAGTCAGTGCTATTTTTTACTGATGCTCCACTACTGTGTCCTGATCTAGTTGAGTTTCTAACAGCTCTTGTAATACCGGTTAAAGTAGTTCCACCTGTAACACCAGTGTAAGATATTTCTTCATTGCCAACTTGAATAAAATTTGTTCCAGAACTTGGAAACTGTGTAGCGTCTGCTAAAACAATGGATGTGCCTGAACCACCTGTTCCTGCTGTATCATCTAATAGTGCTCCATTTAAAGTTGTTGTAACTGGATTAGAAGCTTCTCCACCCCAAGATCCTAAACCCCAACCAAAACCTTTTTCTTGAACAGCCGATCCTACAGGATAATAATGTTGAACTCTTATACCTCCTGATGTTGTTGCACCAGACCCTGTTTCATTTGATGGCATCGTTATTGTAATTTGTGTATTATTAGGAACACTTGTCACCATAAATTTTTTGTCATTAAAATCTGATGCACTAAAATTAGATCCTGTTATTGCAGTAAAATTATCTAATAAAACAATATCTTGTGGATTAATATTGTGACCACTAGAAAAATTTATTGTAACAACAGCTGATCCATTGGTCGTGGTAAATGCACTTGTAAGAGTTGTTGTAGTTTTAATAGGGTGTATGTCATAAAATACACCACCAGAGAAAGCATATAATATTCTGTTAGTGCCAATAATAGCATATCTTCTACCTAAACTATTAATAAAATGATGAAGACCACGTCCAGCTCCTGTTAGCTCGTTTTCGTTTATGGTGCCTAATTGGTTCCAACCACCCATTTTTTCTGGAATACCATACCTAAATCTAACATTATCACAATCAATCCATTGGCCCTCTGCTTGAGTTGCTGTGACTTGTTTATTGATACCTGCCTGAAATCCTATTTTCTGTAACATAGTTTCTCATTATATATGCTTTTTATTATTTTGGTAGTGTTTATATTTATTAATAACCTTTGATCTTTAGTATATTTACATAGCCATCTGTATTATTTTCTCCTATTTCTCCAACAGGAAAAAAATTCATAGCTAAAGAATATCTATCACTATTACTTTCATTACGCAAAACTTTATGATGCATTTCGCTAGGAAATATAATTAATAATCCATTACATGGTTTAAAAGTATAGGCCCTAGAATTCCATATATTCTCTTCGGTTACCTTTAAATCAAATAGATTATTAGAATAATTAACAAAACCAATATTTCCAGAATATTGATCTGTTTTTATATATAAAACTGCACTTAAAAAAGAATTAAAATGATTATGATAATCAGACACTTGATTATTTTCAGTTTTAGTTAACCAAGATTTTGTTAATTGAAAATTATTTTTATATTTCATAACATTTTGTGTATAAAAATTTACTTCTTTCATAATTATATTTTTTAAAAACTTATATTTTTTTTCATCTAATATATTATTGTTGATTGAAACTTGAGCATGATTACTTATACTATCTTTAGAACCAGCAATTTTAAAATTTTCTTTTTTAACTAAAGATAATATTTTATCTGTATTTATATTTGTTTTTTTAACATATATTACTTTACTAAACAAAGGGTACAGTATCGGTTTAGTTTCATTATTTTTCATTTTAATTATTTATTTCTTATAAAGGATGCAACAGATAATATGTGGTGGTGTATCTATTGCACCCATCATAAGACACATATACTATTGTCTAAACCAATATGGTAAACCTAAATGTGGACGCGTATCAAACATATTTTCTTTAGCATTTTTAGTTTTTTGGTTATTGTAATGTAAGAAAACTTGAATACATTCTCTACCTTCAAATGGTTCTCTCCAATGTTCTAATTCACAACCAGAATAAATTAACATATCTCCTTGTTTTAAATTAATTTTTTTACCTTTAGTGTTTTCTGATACATATCCAACACCTTCTTTAACTCCACCTTTTTTAGAATCAGGTTCAAGATATATAGGCCAATCATCACCACCAAGATTCATCGTTGTTGATATCTCACAACTAAATCTATCTTTGTGTCTTTTAAGTTCATCTCCTTTTTTATATATCCTTGCGTAAGAATATGATGGATATAATTTTAACTTTGTTGTTTTTTCCATAATTGGTTGACATTTTAATAATAAAGTTTCCATAGCAATGTCAGAATAAAAAGAATAAGTGTCAGGTATTTGTTCATTTTTTCCTTCATAATAACCTAATAAAGTTTCATAGGGAGAAATAAATCTTGCTTGTTTACATGTATCATAAACTTGTTTTTGCATACTAAAATAGTTTGCTACAAAAGCCGCTAAGTCTTTTGATATAGCTTTTTTAATAATAATATATTTATTTTTTTTAAAATTATTCATAGTTTACATTTAAAGTTATTCTACATTTTTGGTCTGTACAATTAGAGCTTCTGTGTTGATGATGCCCATCAAATATTGCACATCTATTTGCAACAGAAGAAACTTTCTTAGTTGGATCTTTAAAAGATGTATATCCATTATTAGTATTTATATAATATAATGCTGTTTTATGTTTAAAATTATAATCCACATGCCATTTATGTCTTATTATTTTTTGACCCGGGATGTATAAATTTAATTTGGCTCTAATTAATTTTTTAATTTTTAATTTTTTAAAAAATGGAGTCATAAACTTTTCATAAATAGTGCTATTAATTTTATTATCATTATATATTACATGTGCAAAATAAATGTTTTTATCATTGTCACAACTACGGGTTATAGATGAAATATAGTACCAAGGAAATTCATTATCTGTTAGAATGTTAAACATTTCTTTGTTAAACTTTTTAGGTAAAAAATTATCTTTTATTTTAATTGACATTTTTTTCTACTGCTCCAACTAATATTTTTTTTCCTTCATTAGACATTTCCGCTCTATGTAATACACAAGAATTAAAAAAAATTAACTTTCCTAATTTTGGAATTACTCTTTTATTTATAGGTTCTTTAAAAATAGTATCACCATCAGAATCATTCAAGTATAAGATAAAAGAATATTTTTCTGTTTTACTGTGATTATGTTCTGTTTGATATCCGTTTTTATTGTATTTAATATAATGTATCCAAAATATTTTTTTATAAAAATCATTAATTGGAAGTATTTTTTTTAAGATATTTTTACTAAACAAATTAACTATGTTGTCTGTTTGAAATCCATTTTTAGTGCACTTGTTAAAACTAACATCTTCAAATTTATATTTATTTAAAATAGATTCTATTTGATCTATTATTTCTTTTTTAATTTGTAATTGTTTAAATAACATTTTCACTTCCTATTCATCTTTTGCCATTCCTTTTGGTACAGCTTGTATATTCCAATGTATGAATCTAAATGGTTCAATACCAAAATCTACTGCAAATTCATGTTCTAAATAACCTGGAAATATAATTAATGTTCCTGGCCTTGGATATTTATAATGTACTAATTCAGTCCCATGATAAATTTTATCAAAAGATTTTACTTGTAATTTAGTAGCTCTTGCACCTGTTCTTGGTTCGTGAAACATAGGGTATGATGTTTTATCACTACACTTTAAAAAATAAAATCCCGATACGTGCTGATTCCAATGCACGTGCGCAGAGTGATGACCACCACCTTTTTTAGCAAACTCTTGTACCCACATCTCACTAAACATAGTTGTATACTGTTGCATATTAAAACCTTGCCAATCTAAAAACTCCCAAGATTTTTGACCAATGTAATTTCTAAAATCTAAAAAATCATTGTCCATTGTAATTGGTGTTGAATGAAATGATCGACCAAAGTCACCATGCTCTTTTATAAATTTTTTTTCTTTGTTTCTTGCATCTTTAATATATTTATTAGATGCTTTGTTTAATGATTTTACGAACTCTGGTTTATCTTCAACCCAAATTGGTGTTTTAAAATATTCAAATATTTTCATTTTATTTAAATGGATATCCTAAGTTCCACATCACTAATGAATATCTCGTTCCTTTTGTTACGGGTTTTACTCTATGCCATACAAATGAAGGAAATACAATAATAGATCCTTTAGGCAAAATTTCTTTTGCTTGTCTTAAATGTTTTGACTCATCTCTTAAATGTGGATCGTAATTTCTAAAATCAAATTCTAATTCTCCACCTTCATATTCAGAACCATCTGTAAGTTGACAGGTCATAGATAATTTTCTAATTTTACCTTTTGCAGGACCATCTTTATCGTAAGGTTTATCAAAGCTATCACAGTGCCAATCATAATATTGATTTAATTTATATTTAGTAAATTGACAGTTTTCTGAAAAATCCCAATCAAAATTCCAACCCGCATTTTTATTTGCTTTGTGTATGTATGGTTGTAATTCTTTATATATCCATGGGTCATCAAACCAAACTAAATCAGAGTTTCTTTTTCTTTTCATATCTTTAATTTCTTGTTTTGATAATTCTTTATCACCATAACCACCTGTTCTAGCCATAATTTCTGATTGAGATAAACCATATTTAATTATGTCATCACATAGTTTTGGTGGTATTGCTGAAGTAAAATACCAATAATAATTAAATATATTCATAAGTTATAGTTTGAACAAAGTTCAAAGAATCTTTCTGTTTATTATTTATATAATACATATTAGTTGATGGAAACATAATAAATTTATTATCTTCTAATGATATATCCCAAGATTTACCTTTACGTCTGTTATCTTCATAGTGTATTCTAACCATACAGTCTTTTACTTTTACACCATAGAGTAATGTATAATCTGGAGAGTTCCGTAGATCTATTGGATCTATATTTAATAATGGTATTGTAGTCTCACTAGGTTTATAAATGTTACCCCATGATTCTTTATTAATTAATTGTATCTTATAATTAAGATTTACATATTCTCTAATATAAGAATTTAATTTATCCCAAGTTTTAGAAAATAAAAATTTTTTATTTGTTAAACTACAATGTAAAATATGATGAGATAAATCAACACTATCAATTTGCCAATCCTTTGGCATATTGACATTACCATAATATAAAGCTTGTTCTGTTAATACTTTCTTACGCATACCACCACTTAATATATATTTTAAAGTTCTCTGTCTGTCAACTCCCAAGTTTGATTTTCTTCATTCCAAGTGTAATACCACGCATGTGTACCTGCAGTATTTTGTGATTCTTGTTCTTCAGGTAAATTATTAGGTTCATCTCCAATTGGAGATTGCCATCTTGCTTCTGTAATATTTTTAACCCACGAAGGATATGGTTTTGGATGCCAGAAAATTTGATTTTCAGGATCCCAAGTATAACCAACACCAGCATAGTTCCCTCTAAATGCTTTTGAATTATCACCAGATGAATGCTCGTTACCTGATGTATTGTAAGATGTTTGAATCCATAAATGTGCAGGCCAATTATGATGTTGTTCTAAATATTGTTGACCTACAGATTCATCTTCAACACCATCAGCATTCAACATATCAGAATCGTTAAATGCTAAAACAGTAAGCACTTTGTTATTTTCATCTATTTTAGTAAAATGTGCCATAATTAATTCCTGTTATTTAAACTGATACCTAATAATAACTACTCCTGAACCACCATTTCCTGAAGGTGCAGGACTAGGAGGTGGGTTTTGATTTGTTCCACCGCCGCCGCCACCACCACCGCCAGTATTAGCTGTACCAGATGTAGCTGCAGAATTTCCAGAACCTGCTCCACCGCCACCGGGACCACCAGCTCCTGCTGATTGTGCATTAGCGCCAGCTCCACCACCACCGGCTCTTGTTACATCGGAACCTGAAATACCTGATGCTGTTCCATTTCCTCCAGGTCCTGATTGAGTACCAGTGCCTTGTATACCAGCAGCCTGTGCTCCACCACCACCGCCACCAGTGTGTGTACTGTTAGGTCCTGGTGTCCCTGGGTTACCAGGATTACCTTGCGGAGGAGAAACTGGGGGAGTATTACCAGCACCATTTGGACTAGTTGTATTTGCACCACCACCACTGCCTCCATCTCCAGCATCCGGTTGAAATGCTCCTTTACCTCTACCTCCACCAGCAGATGTTATACTTGAAAAAATTGAATTAGCACCTGGAGTATGATCAGAACCAGTTTGATAAGGTCCTCCTGATCCACCTCCACCTATTGTTATTGGATAACCTTGAACACTAACAGGTAAAGACGTAGGTGTTGCTAAAGGACTTGCTGTGTAAGAACCAGATACACAAGCATTGTGGGATTCTCTATAGCCCCCAGCTCCGCCTCCTCCACCTGCCCAATTTCCCCCGGCTCCTCCGCCAGCGATTACCATATAATCTACTTCTGCATCAGCGCCTGCGCCTGCAACACAAAAAGTTCCAGGACCTGTAAATGTATGAATTTTAAAATCACCATCTTCTGTAACGGTTCCACCTGTGGCTTCTATAAAAGAAGCAGAACTTCCTGCACCAAATCCTAGGACTTGATAACCAAAAGATTTACCTCGAGTTGATTTTCTTTTATTTGAATTCTTACCTTCAACAGTAAGAGGTTGATTTAATTTGTCTCTCATATCTAAATTCCTTATGCGTCGTTAGCAGCACTTGTAGTAAAGAATAATTTAATTCCAAGCAATCTAGCATCAGCATTTAAATCATCTGCTGATACATCTCTTGATATTTGAAAGAATACCTGTTCGTCTGCGCCAGGTGATCCTGCAATAGTTACTGCTCCACTTTCTGCTGCCACGTCTAAATCGTTTGATGTTCCACTGTGTGCTTTTGCTGTTGCAACAACTTGTGTTCCAAAAGCTGTGTTTATATCGCCACTATCTGCAAAGGCTACACCAGATAATCCCCATGCAGTTGTACCTGTATTTGTTGATGTCGCTGTAAAAAAAGCTTGAAAAGTTACTGTTCCTGCATTCCATGATTTAGGAAATGCTACAGTAAATTGTGCAAATTCATCTGTGTCTTTGTCAAAGTCTAAAACTTTTAATTCAGGACCATTTGATAATTCTACTTGTGCAGCTGCTGCACCATTTGTAGTATTAGGATACATTGCAACTGCTGGTATCCAAATAGTTTCTTTACCTGCAATTTTAACCGCTGCTGTTCCTGATTTAAGAACACCTGTTCCTTTAGGGTTTAAATTTAAATCAACATTTGTTTCTCCTGTTGAAGAAATAATTGGACCATTTCCAGTTGCAGCATTTGCTATAGTAATTTCATTAACTGCTGAACTTGTTGCAGTAAGATTAATTAATTCAGCTCCGTTTGTATCTGAAATTTTTGTTCCGATTGCAGGACTAGTTAAAGTTTTGTTTGTTAAAGTTTGTGTTCCAGTAAGTGTTACATCACCGTCTCCAAAATTTAAAGTTGCGATATCTGGATTAGTTCCATCATTAGCTGTTGCAAATACTAATTGATCACCTTTATCTGTTGCTGAAAAAGTAAAAGAAGATCCTGAACCAGTTATATATTTAAACTGAACTGTGTAAGCTCCTGAAGTTGAATTTCTTAAAATATAAAAAGTTTGAACATCTATTGGTATTCTAACAACTTGATTTCCCGTAATAGTTCCTGTGAACTCAATCATTCTGTGAGATAACACTGCACCTGTTGATCCATCTGATACAGATAGATCAGTATTTTGTGCGCCACCTGCTATTGATTGTTGTGTAAATCCACCAGATATTTGTTCAATTAGTTGTAAATTAGTATTTGTTTTTGTTCCCCATGTACCAGCGTTTTCACCAGTTGCTTGAAGTTCTACCCCTAAAGGTGTAAATGTTGATGCCATAATTTTTATCTCCTATGCAGCGTCACTATACGTTGTATTTGATCCAGTTGCAACATTTGTATACGAAGAATTTGAGCCTGTGTCAACATTAGAATAACCTTGAATTCCAAAGCCAGAAGCAGTGCCAAATGCAGCTACAGAAGCTGTTGAAGAAACTCCTGTTAATCCTATTACATCTGCTGGTGTTATTGATCCTACACTAAATGTTGCTGAGATACCTGTTAGTCCCATTACATCTGCAGGTGATAATGATCCAACAGAAGATGTTGCGGAAACTCCTGTAACATCTACAAGTGGATTACTATTTGTAGATATAGTTCCAAGTGAAGTTGTTGCAGAAACTCCTGTTAATCCTATTACATCTGCTGGTGATATTGAACCTACTGCAGATGTCATCGCTTGACCTGTTAGTCCCATTACATCTGCAGGTGATAATGATCCAACAGAAGATGTTGCGGAAACTCCTGTTAATGTAAATGTAGCATTAATAATGTTTGTAATAGATCCAACACTTCCAGTTGAAGAAACTCCTGTTAGTCCCATTACATCAGCAACTTCTAATGAAAATACACCCCAACCTTGACCTTTTCCCCATGAGGCATCGTTCCAAGCATTTGCAGATATGTTAGACTGCATTGCATCAGGAGCTGTAAGTTCAACCAACATACCTGATTCACCCCAGGTTTCATTACCCCAAGTGTCTTGTCCCCAACCTTTATTTATTTCTGCTGTTACAGAAACAGACCCTATATTAAATGTTGATGAAACTCCTGTTAAATTAACTGTAATATCATTTAACTCGCCCCATTCACTATGATTCCAAGTTTGTGCACCCCAACCTAATGTAAAAGCATCAGTCGTTCCCCAACGATTTGTACTCCAGGTTGTTCCTGATTCATTCCAAGTATTTGCCATAAGGAGGACCTCCTTATGCTATTCTTATGATTGCGTTTGATGCGTCAGCTGTTGGAAATTGAATTGTAAAAGTTCCGCTTGTTACAGTTTTGTCACCGCCAAAAGCAATAACAGCAACAGCTTTATCTGCTTGTGTATCGTTATATATTAATGCACCATTTGCTGTAAATGTTGCGCTGGTAAAACTTACATCTGCAAAATCACAAATTGCAGTAGTTCCAGAAGTTGTTGGTGTAACGCTTGTTAATGTTGCTCCACCTGCAGAGTATGCAGATCCAGATGTATTTGATATTTCGTTTGATGTTGAATAAGCTGTTGTACCTGCACCTAAAGATGCAGAACTAGTGTATAAAGCTATTTTAAAAGTATTACCGCTTGATGCAGTAAGGTTGTGTGTTCCAACTAAGATTTCTTGTTTGAAACTTGTGCAAATCGCTGATGATATAGCCATAATTTAATCTCCTACGGGTTTGCTGAGGTTACTGGTATACGAACAGCGCCATCTGTGTAGTCATCTCTTCGTCTTCTACCAACTTGCTCATTAGCAAACTTCTGTACTTCTTGTTTATATTTATTTTCATATAATGTCAACATATCAATAGGGCCTTTTAAAAATCCATATGTCTCTGATAAGCAACAATATAAAAGCCCATTTGGAAAATTCATACTAATATAATTAGTTATGTTGTCTGAAGCTAAAGTAGCTGGCATTTTGTTATAATGAACTCTAAATTTGTATGTTGTATCTGGAACTGGAGCAAACATCATCCTTCCAGATGTGGTATCGCTATCCCCTGTGGCACCGCCAAACATTGCATAATATTTAGGTTGCCCTCTTTTTGCGGTTTCTGTTGAAGGCACATATTGTTGTAAATATGTAATATCTTTTTTTTCTAACCAAACATTATTTCCTGTTACAGCAGAGGTTGAATCGTAGACTTGTATACCTCTAATAAATAATGCTCCTGCTGGAGCATTGATTGTTGATTGACCAGTTACTAAATTACCATCTTGTTGTTTTCGATCAGAATCAACAGGAACATCTCTCATAATTCTGTATTGTGCATTAAGAATAATATTTTCTAAAATATCTGTAGTTAAAACATTTGAATCTGTTTCTGTATAGTTTCTAATCTGTGTAACTAAAGTGGTATAACTAATTCCTGCCATTATGCTATAGCCTCTCTACATGCAAAACAATTTTTTCTAAATCTATTGTGTTTTGTACAATGCTCTGGTTTTACTTCTTTTTGTAAAACAACAGTTTCTTGTCTTTCAGGTTTAAAAATATTTTTAATTTTATTCCAAATATAATTTATCATAATATACCTCTTATCATTGGACTAACATAAATGTTTTCTCCA